GCATCATAGAACATTCTCGTCATAAATCCAGAATGGGAGGACATAAGGTTTGGCGTGTTTGGGTAATGCCCCATTACAAACGATATGAAAAACTCTCCCAGTGTGGTCTTGCCAGTGCCAGGTGGCATTGATATTGATAGAATATCCAACTCATCATCAATAAGCCTCTGCATCTTCTGTACAAGCCAATAAATCTTATTTCTTCGTGGCTGATAGTATCTGTCCTCGGGATCTCTGTTCTTTTCCACATAAAGCAGATAAGAGTCAAAATCCTTATGTTCCTGTGCCAAGAACAAAAGAGCCTTATTGTACAAATCGTAATATTTAATATCTCCTGTCGCACATAGTCTCAGTGCAAGGAATCTAACCTTATTTGCCAATTTCCGTGAAAGTTCCTTATCTTCCCGGATAACCTCATTTGCCATTCCGAGTAAGGACAGAAGATTGTCATAGTCACTCAGATCGCTTTTCAGAAGCCTTACGATAATCTCTTTATTCGATAGTTCGTGTTGAGCCATGAAAATTCATCCTTTCTCACGGCTCTACGCGGCTCTGTAATATTTAAGGTTTTACCACATTTACTGACGCACGGATTATAATGCCACGGCGCGCCGGATTTTCGTTTGTTTCAAATTTGATAAAACCCTTGTCGGCAAGTTTTAACCCTATTCTGCTTGCCAATTTTCCATGAACATATTCTGTTGCACCATCACGTCCTGCATTGAATATATCCATCTCCATGCACTCGGCATATCTTTCTATCGGTCTTTCATCATACCTCACTCGAAACAGAGGTTCTTCTATCTGTGGCTGCGGTCGCGTTCTCCGTTCCGGTCTCTTTCTCCAATGTGGTCTGTTTGCCGCCCGTCTCTGTCTGCGCATCTTTTCCTCCCTCCGCATTTTTACGATCTCTCACGCTCTTGCTGCAAACGCTCAGAATAACCATATTGAGATGCTTATTCTGTTCTTTGAGCTGAGAGTTCTGTTCCAACAGCAGCTCATTCATCTGTGTAATTTCTTTCTTTACTTCATTGTTGGACTTTGCATCTTTCCAACCCACAACAATGTAAAGTACCAATATCGCAATCCAAATGATTGCCAAAATAATATCTAACATTCTTTTATTCCTCCGGCATATAATAAACTCCGCAGCTATACGCTGTAACATCCGCCTGTCCGTTGCCACGAACCATGATAATGCTATGATCCATTGCTAGGTCCTTTACGGCATCCTCAGATATGTTGCAATTCTTAGCCACTATCATATTAGGAGGAAAAGCGTTTCCGAGTAACTGTTCAAATACTTCTTTCCCTCTCTGTTCTGTGCCGTAAACTGCAAGTGTGTAATCATCGGCAGTAATTCTTTTTCCGTTGAGTGCAATGCTTTTGATATTGCCGATGTTCACTACGTTGCTACGATCCTGGTCTACAATATACATCTCTAATCCTCCAGCCACTTATTATCAAAATAGCAGAATCCAAACACGGCTGCTCCAATCAAAATTACCCATACAACCCAGAAAATTACCAACCCGGCAGTTCCGTTTGAAACCATATAGTCCACCGCTTCATCTATTGTATCTGCCTGAATGAACGGTGTTCCGTCCTCTATGGTATTGTCTTTGAGATTGGCATAAATAACTCCGCTGTATTCCGTGTTGATAACATAGTACAAATACCTCACATGGGACGATTGCTTAATCGTGTCATACAGGTAAGATCCTGGCATCTGGATTTTTCCATACGGAAACTCCACACCAAGGAATGATACTGTTTGGCTATGGCTTTCCCAACTATCGTAGTAATCCCACGAATAATATACCTCCGTGGTGTAATAAGTCTGCGTTTTCCCATTTACCGTCCGTGTATGTGCCACCTGTCTCGTATGTTGGTTGTAGTGTTGTTCCTCAACCTTTATGTAGGCAGCTGGTACTCCACCTATTCCCGGATCTGTAACAGGATCTACTGCCACCAGATTTCCTTTCACGAACGCATTTCCTACATCAGTTCGCATACCGTACTGAAACAACTCCGCATTTCCATCAATCTGTATGGCTTGATAGTATTCCTGATTCTGTTCGTCATTGTGTGAAGCTATCTTTTCACTAATGAAAAATCCACCCATAAGCATGATAAGGATAATGACGATGCTAAACATCAGTTCACGCACCGTCATATCCCAACCGTTGCCGGAGTAGATTATCTTACTCCCTTTTCTCATAGGCTTATTCTCCAAACAGATTGCTTACCGGCTGTCTGTCCTCTTCGCTGTATTCCAGATAGTCGTAATTGATAACCTCATATCCCATAACTCCCAAGATCTGCTTATGAGGGAATTTACGCACATATTTCTTATACGCCCTTACCTCATTATTGTAGGCAGTGCGGTACTGCAGGATCATATTCTCTGTGGTTGAAAGTTCATTCATCAGTTCCTTGTAATTCTCGTTGGATTTTAATTCCGGGTATGCTTCGGCAACCGCAGCTATGGAAGTTGTCACATTCTCAATATCTGTGGTGCTGCCATTGTTTCCTCTTGCTTCTACGACATTAAGAAGAGTCTCTGCCTCATGCTTATCGTACTCCTTGACGCAATCTGCCAGATTGTAGATAAGATCCGTTCTGCGTTTCTCCTGTGCCTGAATATCAGAGTCAGCCGTAAAGACCTGTTCCTCCAACGAAACCGCTCTGTTGTTGGTACTTACAAAAATTCCTGCTATCAGTAATACAAATGCGGCTACAATGCCGACAATAATCCATGTTCCTTTATTTTTCATTGTTGTTGCCCTCCATCTTTATCATAAATTTGTTTTCTGCCAATACGATTCCTCCGGGAGTTTCCGTGAATATTGGCTCTGTTCCGTTGTAAATCTGAAATTCCACATCATTCCGGCAGACGGCATCTCCGCCGTCCATCGGAATAGCTGCCAGAACTTCTTTTGTATCGGTCTTATAGACCACCACCGTTGTCATATTGCACCTCACATGAAGTAATCATAACCGACACCATATTTTGCCATGATAAGACTCTTTGCCATTTCCTCTAGCTTCTGGTGTTCGGTCGCATCCAGATACACGCCCTCATAGGTTCCACCCTGGCATCCCATCCAATCGTACTTGCAATGTAAAAGTTCATGCACAAGATCCTTTTCCATGCAGTGTTTGAACAATGTATTGTTCTCTTTGTAAGATTCATCGCTGAGTAACTGGATGTTTGCCTGGCTGGATTCAAATATGAATGTGTTATATCCGGCAGTGTCAATTACCTCTTCTCCATTAGGGTTCATAATCTTATCCTTAACGTGTGCCAGTATTAGCCACCCATCAAGGAACAATCTGTGTTGCCACTCTCTCAGGCACTCTTCTAACTGCTCCTGGTTTTTGAATATGTCTATCGGTTTTTCTTTCCCCTCTCTCTTTTCGAGAGTTCCGCAAGTGTTGTTTTCAAAAGCTGTACCGTCCGCAACGGAAAAGCACCATTTATCTCCATATCTGCGACCGCACACATAATCCCCTATCTTTACCGGTATTTTGCATCCGCACTGATTTCCTATGTTGGTAATGAGCACTAACCCACCTTTTACGGTGTTATGGTCTATGAAAAAGTTCTCTCCACTGGCAGTCATATAATCATCAATTTTCTTACCGCAAGTAAGCAGATCGAACATTTCACGCTGATTTTCCCCAGTCCACATCATGGTTTTTACTTCATCTGGGGACTGCGGTTTCAAGTTCAAATTATCCATCATTCGCTCTCCTTTACTTTCTTGGCAGATTTTACCTTGATTTTCTTTCTGCCGAACTGTTGATATACTAGAGCAGAAGCATGAACGCTGTCCGTACTGCATACGGTAACGGTTCTGCGGATTGGTTTTCTCTCAATGGTTTCAAACACTACTTTGTACCACCGTTGTTTCATTGGTTCTGCCCTCCTGTATTCTTCCGTATATTCTTTCGCACTTTTCGGCGTGGATGCATCTGATAGTTGTTAATGCCCTTTGTGTACGATCCGCCAATACAGTAATATCAACCTTATCAACATCAGCATCAAAATCAGGGCAGAAAGCACAATAATCTTTCACTCTGAGTTCCATTCCATTATCCATGACAGCCCACCGCCTTTAACATACTGATTTTCTCTACTAGAACATCAACCGTTGCGTTGAGCTTGCTGTTCTTAATGCAAACTTCCTGATAATCCTCATATAACTTTCCACCGTTCAGCATTTCAGTCTGTTTCTTGACTGTGGCATCCAACTCTGCATTGAAACTTTCAAGCTGTTCAATCTGTTTCCTCAAATCATCATTCTCTTTTTCTACTTGCGCGTTTATTTCTGCCAGAGATTTCTTGTTTGCTTTCAGTTTTTCGACCTCACTCGTAAGTTCTCCGAGTTTTTTTATCATTTCCTGCTCAGACATGGTTCCTTTTTCCTCCCTGTTTTGCCCCCCCCCGCGGAGAAAAAGTCCTCGTATATCGCTTTGATAACTTCCGCATCGTAGAGTGCATTGTGTTTTTGACCTTTCGGCAAATCAATTCCTCTGTTTGTAAGGAGCTGTTCTCTCGAAATGTCAAAAGCTGCCTTTTCTGAAATATCAAGCATCGTTGCAATGTCCTGATTGATGTCGTGACAAGCCGGTGTAATAAACTCAGGCAACTTCATAGCGTTTCCTGCCAATAAGTCAATCAGTAACACCATATCGTAATGCGAGACATCTGAAACGAATACCGCATTAGCGTCCATTTCAAGCCATTTCATAAGTTCGCAACAAACATCTGCCTTACTGCCGATTACAGTCGTTGTTTTATTGTCGGCTGCCAGGCTTTCTTCTAACTCCGCATTGCCACTCAAAACCAAATGATCGAGAACATTCTTCTCAATCCATTCATCACACATACCCTCATCATAGTCCGTCAACTCAGCATAGAACCTATCTCCTGTGTCTGAGACAATTCCTATGCTGATAAGAGTTGTGTCCTTACGCAGACCAGTAAACTCTGTGTCAAAAAAATAGGTTCTCATGTGGTTTCCTCCGTTTCGTTTGGGATCTCCGGCACAGATTCAAAATTCACTCTCAGATACCGTTCAAACAGTGAAGTGCAAACCATTGTGTAGCTGTATACTTCTTTGTCAAGAACCTCATCCTTGATAGAATCCGTAATCTGAGTCATCATAATTGCTGCCGGAGCTGTTGATTTCTCATTCTCAAATGCTTTCAGCATAATGTTTCCGTCATATCCTTTGGCAAATTCCCTCAGCGTCATTGGTTATTCCTCCGATTTCTGTGCCTTTTTAGCTTTCTTGGCAGCTTTCTTTGCCTCTTTCTCAGACTGTGCCATCTCAGGAATGAACTCACGGAAAATGTTGTTGTAATTTCCGTTGTTGCCGGCCCATTTCTTCACGATAGCCATAGCCAGACCGGCTTCCTCAGAATAGGTATCAGCCTTTTTAGGCTTACGAATGGTTAC